GCTAGATTTATTGACATAATCAATTAACCCCTCTATTAATTTACTTTTTAAACCCTGCAGCACTCCGGTTATTTCGCTTTCCGGTATAAAGTTCCCTGCATCGATTGCCTTGCCTGATAAATAATGCAGGTCCATCGCTGGATTATCTTCACATTTCTCTACCCCAAAATGATCCCCTACATATTCTATGGCTTCGTTTGGTGTCATTACTGCACAACCAATTAATTTTACTACTCTGTCAATTTCCTTATCAATGTCTTCCAAATCAATAGAATTAAGCTCCCATTTCCAATCGGTTATTCCGAGGGTCGGCAGGATCTCGTGGTTCATGATGTTGTTATAAACTTCCTGTCGTGGTTTTATTACGCTGGTATAATAGATTTCGGTTGATTCCGCTCCCAGGTTGCCTGCCAGGCTTCCGGTCTCGTATATTCCCATTCGGTATGGTGGTATGGCATGTGCTGTGATAACTTCATTCCGGTTGTCTACTCTATAAAGTCTGAATGAGGCTTCTTTGATATCGGTTGATAAAGGCTCCACTTTTACCTCTATTTCTCCTCCCATTGCTTCCTGTGTCTTTGGTATGGTTAGGATCATAACCGATTGAGGATTCTTTATAACCTCTTTAAATTTATCCTCTATATTCTTTACCAGCTCTGTCTTCCCTGTATCCGGGTCCTTCTCTCCGGGGTCGAAGTCTCCGCATATCGATACCATATAAGCGGGTACTCCGTAATTATTAAAAAAGGCTATATTATAATCCCTTCTGGAGATATCCCCGGTGATCGCTCCGATCGCTGGTGTGATATCCGGGATTCCATAGAAGCAGCTCCTGGGAGTATAATTCACATTCCATATAATCTCGTTTCCCCTGCTGTCTTTATCCAGGCTCTTCCCGGTCTCTTCTTTTCCGGTATCCCTTCTTACATCTTTTTCATAATCGAATAACCTGAACCAATTCTTTTTATTATCCCTGGCCTGGCAGAATTTATTCCCTTCTTTATGTATTCTCATGGTGTGTGCTGGGATGTGTCGGATCTGGTTTACTGGTCCATCGAATGCATTTTCTTCCCTGGCTATTTCCATTGAAAAATATCCCACAAGTTCTTTATCAAGCTGTGTCTTTTTTATGGTTTCCTCCAGTCCTTCATCCTGGCCTTTGATAAATTCCTCTATCGCTTCTTTTTGCTCATCGCTTGGCTTATCCACTAAAGGCACTAGCTTCCAACCGTTCCCGGCCACGTCCTCTGCTTTGGTTCTGCATGCTCTCATGTGGTAGGTGTTAATCTCCAATAGTTTTGCCATAGTTAATGGTGCATATAATGGTTTTACCAATGATCCTTCATTATAATCTGCATCTGCAAATACATCTTTCCCCAGCTGCTTACTTTCTGCTGTCTGGTATCCGGCCAGCACGTCCGCTTTTATTACTTCTGCTCGGTTGGTTACTACGAAATAAGGTACCCATTTACTTGCTGTGTTTATTGATTTCTTTGCCATATTCTTTCCTCCTCTCTTATTTAAAATAATGTTTCTGGGATTTTCTTGATTCTCTTTTCGGCCATATCTATATATTCTTGTTTAATCTCAATCCCTAAATATCGCTTACCTTGTTTTTTTGCTACTACTGCTGATGTGCCTGCCCCCATGAATGGGTCTAATACTACGCCTGGCTCAAATCCTGCGTTGCAATGGCAGTCGGTAAGACCGATAATTTTATTTTCTATTCTCATAGACTCAAGTATTCTTCTTTTGGTATCACTTGGATTTTGTGCTTTAGCATTTTTATAATCTTTTTTGGCTTGTCCATTATATTTTTCTATTGGTTTATGTTTTATTTGTTTATATATTTTCTCTCTCGCCTTACCACACTTCTTACAAACATATCTCGGACATCCTGCCTGTATCATCGGTTCTATTAAATCTTCGGGGAAGGTGGCAAAATGGGCTTCCTTGAATGGCTTGGTATTAATAGACCAGACAGCTCTCCTATTTCTTCCCTGGCCATTTGGCCTCATGTTTCTATCTCTATAGCTCTTCTGGCCTGTACCTTTATCCCATTCGCTGCTATTTTTTGCTTTTAGATTATTCCCTCCCCAGCGGTCCAGTGGTTTTGCATATTCATCGAATTGCTGCTCGAACCAATAGTCGTGCCCTGTCCATAAGGATATCTTTTTTGGTTTTCCTTTACTATCTATACCCCATTCCCAGTCTATTCCTTCTATTCCCTTTATGCCTGGTGGCTGTTTTCCCTCACATTTTAATGTTTTCTCATTAGTCCAGAATAAGGCTTTATTGCTTTTTGTAAAAAAGAATATATATTCAAAATCTACGGTGTATCTGTCTTTCGCTGATGCTGGCATGCAATTAGGTTTGTGCCAGATGATGGTATTCCTCTTAATCCAGCCTCTGTTTATCATTTCTATTGAAAATCTATAAGGAATATCTAATAAACTTTTTTCATATCCTTTAGTCGTTTTTTGATTTCCTTCGGTAGCTCCATATCCAACCGTTAATCGATTTAGATTTGATGTTTCCAAAGTATGACCTTTTCTGTTTCCGCTCCCTCCATAACTATCTCCTATATTTACCCAGCAAGTTCCATCCTTCCTTAAGACCCTTTTCACCTGGTCGAATATATCGCATAAGTGTTTTATATATAACTCAAAGGTTGGTTCTAATCCCAGGCTGCCTTTCCATGCTCCGCCTTCTCCATCCCATATTGTTGGTTCTATTCCGTAATCCCGGAGGCCCCAATATGGAGGAGATGTCACTACACAATTGACTGATTCTTCTGGTATGCTCTTTAATACTGATAATGCATGACCTTGAATTATTTGGTTATATTCCATTTATACCTTCCCTTCCTTCTTATTTTATATATCCTATCCATGCTCTCTTCTTATCTACGATCTTCCCCTGGGTGTTTCTCCTCTCGTAATATTTTAGGCCTTCCGGGTAATGCCTTTTACCATAAAGCATAATATTGTTATATATTGGATTATATGCTTCCCGGTAGGTTTTGTTGGTAAATTCATAATAGTTCATTTGCATTGAATTCTCAAATATACATACTGCGTGGCAGCCATAGGTTCGCTTCCCTTCTTTTATGTAGTATCCGCTGTAAATAACGAACCATGGATTTTCTATTCCCAGGCATCTATGGAGTATTTCCTGAATCATAATTGCCATGTCTTCACAATCGTAGGTTTTTTTGTGGTAGGTTTCGTGTGGTGATTGCCAGTGGTCCTTAATGTCTTCCTTCCTGGTGAAAGGTTTTATAAATTCTTTTAAATCCGCTATATTCTTTATCCCTGCTATCGCTTTAATATATTCCTGCTCTTGTTTTTGCTCCTCTTCTGTTTTTGCCTTTTTCGGCCATTTGTCTTTAAAAAAACACATCTATCTCAACCCCTTTATATATATTATAATATCATTCATACATTCTATATTGAATAAAGTTCCATTCTCTGGGAAGAATGCGTACTGTCGCCAACGTGGATACCATTTTATAATACCGAGACGATAAAATGCTGGATGTTCCTTAGACATTACTGCGATAACCTTTGTCTTTGGTTTCGGTTCTAATTCTTTAAATAATAACCATTTACTCATTCCCTTCCTCCTAATTTCATTTTTATTGATTCTTCTTCTTTCTTATATATCGTAGCTATAGCTTTTAATTCATATGGTGTTTCGCTATTTCTTATTATCTCTACATTTATCTCTATTTCGTTACTATTTATCCCTTCATTGGTTAATAAATAACTCTCTATCTTTGCTGCTAATTCCTCTCCAAATCTTTTTACTGATTTCGTTTGGAGATATTCCGCTTGCTGCTCCGGTGTTGGCTCTGTTTTCGCTTTGGCTTGCTCTTCTGTCTTTTGCTTCCTTCTCTTTATCTTCCCTGGTAAGTCCAATCTTAGGTGGCATTTCTGGCAGGCTGCCATCAGGTTATATGGCTTGTTGTTGGTGATGTCATGGTCTATGTGATGTACTGTCAATACTACTTTGCTCCCGGTGATCGGGTGCGATAGGTGGTTTTCCGCTCCGCACAATTCGCATTTATCTTCTGCTCTCTCCAGGATCGCTTTTCTTATCTCCGGCCAGTCATCCGGGTATTTAGAATAATCGATAGGCATATTATCTCCTCTCCTTCATACTTATTCTTTCCTTCGTTGGTTTAAGCTCTTCCCCTTTTTTCCGGTTTATTCCCATTTCTCTACATACAGTATTATAACAGCAATCATAAAAAAAAGATAATCCTTGAAGCGGTCCATGCTTTGTGGTTATCTCTTTTATAATATCTTCTTTACCAAATCCTTCTACTATTTGTTTCTTAATTTCCTCCTCTACTTTCCTCGATAAAAACATATCCCCTCCTATTTATTCACATAGATTTTAGTTCTTTGTGCTACGGTAATATCCGGCATGCAGGTTACGCAGTCTACCATGTCGTCATGCTCCCCTTCGTTAAACGTGGTTAGCTCGTCTTCAAAGTCACTCAATATAGGCATTCCTTTGTAATGGTAAACCTTATAATTCTCATATTTTGTCTGCATTGGTATGCTCCTGGTTACCTTATCTGTATGAGGATATAAAGGCCTGGCAAAGATGTTGGTTCTCTTGTCTACCTGCTGCTGCAGCATAACCTGGTATTGGGTGGATTCTATTCCGATCCTTAATGCTCCCCATCTTATAAAATTGTTTATTAAAAAGGCCTCTTGTTCTGCATATGATAACCTGGCCCGGTAAACGTCAAATATAAAAAAGTTCCCATCTTTGTCTATCCCGAATGTGAGTATTACAAAATAATCCGCTGTCGTCTTTTGGCTGGTGGCAAGGTCTGCTGTCTGGAATATCTGCAGGTCCTTCTTATTAAATCTTTTCCCGGTTGTAGTGACATAATCTCCGGTCGGTGTAAGCTGGAAGTATTGAAAATATTCCCTTTTAAAGATTTTCCCTGCTGCCATAAGCTCGGTGTCATTCTGGTATTGTGCATCAAACCTCATCGATCCCACTTCTGGCTTTGATTTTATTTCCATTAATTCTTCAAAAGTTTTCATCTCTGGCCACAAGGTTGTCTTGTTCTCATAGTCTATGATCGCTTTGTGGCTGTTTTCGTTTGTTTTAAATCCTGCTTCCAGCTGCTTTGCATATAAATCTTCCGGGTGATATCTAGTTCCGTTCCAATGCAATTCGCCTCCCTTCTTTAGCATAGGCCTTAATGTTGTACCTATCCATTCTAATAATTTCTCTCTTTGTAGGCTGGTCCTACTGTTCTCTAAATCTACCAAGTCGTCTACAATTATCTTTTTAAAATGCAACCCGGTCAGCCCGCCTCCGTAACTTAAGGCTGTTACGCTTGCTTCCATCCTGGAATAATCTGTCATTCCCTGGATGGTTAGTTCCTTTTCTGTCCACTTCTCTCCTGGTGCTAGGTGCGGGAATAAGGTTAATAACCTGGTATTATTTTCAAGGGTCGATTTAATAACGCTCATGAATTTTATGCATTGGAAGCTGGTGTCTGATGTTATTAATATGGCATCGTTCGGATCTTCTATTAAGCTGGCTATGGTGAAAATAACTACCCTAACGGTTGATTTCGCATATCCCCTGGGTGCCAGGCATAAATCCTCATCATTTTCCAGCTCCATATTAAACCAGTCTTCATGAAACCATTTAAATTTATAATTTGGGAATATTATCTTTGCTAATAACCACGGATTCTTCCTGATTGCTGCTCTTGCCTTTTCCAACGTCTCTAACATTTCCGCATCTGATAATTTCTCCAAGGTCTGCGATAAAGGCTGTTCTTTCATCTTTTGTCATCCCTTTTAATAGTACATATTCTTTGTAATCCAACCCTTTATGGTTTAATTCTACCTCTTGCTCTGTCTTGTCTTTCCATCTTCCGTTGCTGCGGTTTTTTAACCAGAATATCTGGGCTCCCAAATTCCCTTTGGCTGCATTCAGGAATAAGGCATCCTCCACGATCATTATACGGCTATCCAATATTGTTGTTACTTTTTCTTCGAATTCCGGGTCGTCTCTTCTCCATCTCCATATTGTAACATAAGCAATCCCGGCTGCTTTACTTGCTTTTAATATGGAAACACCACTTTCAAGATTTTTTAAAAATCCCTCTTGCCTTTTTTGTCGATTTGTTATTTCATTTGTTTCATTTCCCTCTTCTGTTTCCCCTGGTCCTGGTTCTGGTTCTGCTGTTTCCCCTGGCTGCTCTGTTATATCTTCTATCTCTTCTTTCTTTTCCTCTATCCCATCCATTTTATTTTACCCTCCTCAAATTCTTTTATAAGACCTCTTAACCAATTATTAAATTTATGCTGGTATTCTGGTATATTTCTTTCTTTTATACCGTCCTCTGTTTTATACATTAATTTCTTTAATGCTTCTATCGCTTGTTTCTCATTCCTTATCGATCCCGTATCTTTCTTCTCTGTTCTCTTCCATATATTTTTCTTCTCCTTTATTAATTCTCTTATCCGGTTTCTTATGTCATTATAGCATTCCTTGTATCCATCGATGTATTTAGCCTGGTAAGGATTCATTTTCCTTGCTTCTTCTCCTATCTCAATACTATGGCAATATCTGTCAAAATCTATAAATATTTTTTCTATTTCCGGATAATCCCCTGCTCTTATTTTTCCCAGCTCCGCTCTGTCCTTTTCCCCTTGTTGTAACAATGAGATAATTTCATCAATATCCATTTTTCTTAATTCAAGAATCCCTCCCCTATCTGCATTGTATATCCCTTTAATTATTTCTATTGCCTCTTCAGTTTTCACCTTATCCCTCCTTCCTTTTATTCCTTTTTATAAGTCTGGGTATAAACCAGCTCCATGTCTATGGTGTGTCCGGTCTTTAGATGGTGTTTCCTTGCTTCCTTCTGTGCTATATTAAAATCTTCTTCTTCCCATTCGCAATCTCTGCAC